GAATCCGGTGGTCAGCACGTTGGCATTTGTCAAGGCGCGTAGGCGGCCAGCCTTGAACTCTGTCAGCATTCGCTCGCGTTCCTTCTTCGGAGTTTCACCCGTCACGCACTCAGCGGTCACGCCTTGCTGGCGTAGGACTTCGGCTACATGCTGTGCGTGCTTGACGCCTGTACAAAATACCAGCCAGGCTTTGCGATCTCCTGCCAGCTCAATGACCTCGCGCACCACCCGCTGATTGTTGTCGTCGGTGTCAACGGCTGCCTGCAGCTCGGCCTCAATAAACTCGCCCCCACGCTTGTGCACGCCAGTCACATCCAGTTTGGCCCTAGTGACCTTGGACCGCAGCGTGGCCAGGTAGCCCTTGAACACCAATTCCTCGATGCTCACAGGCTCAATCAGGGCATCGAACAGGGCAGGCTTGTCGGTTATCAGGCCATGCCCAAGGCGGTAAGGCGTGGCTGTCAGACCGATGACCCGCAGGCTCGGATTGATTGCCTTCAACTCGGCCAGCAGCTTGCGGTATCCACCCTCGTCCTTGTGATTGACCAGGTGGCACTCGTCGATGATGACCAGATCGATATGGCCCAGCTCCTTGGCCTTGCTGCGCACCGACTGGATGCCAGCAAAAGTGATCGGCTCTCCGAGTTGCTTCTTGCCGATGCTGGCGCTGTAGATGCCCATCGGCGCACCTGGCCAGTGCTGGCGCATCTTCTCGGCATTCTGCTCGATCAGCTCCTTGACGTGCGTCAGCATCAGAACCACGGTTTCTGGCCAGTTCTGCAGCGCGTCCTTGCACAGCGCGGCCACGATGTGGCTCTTGCCTGATCCGGTGGGCAGAACAAGGCAGGGATTGCCTGCATGGCCTGCCTCGAACCACGCATAAAGCTGGTCGATGGTTCGCTGTTGGTAGTCACGAAGCATCAGGCTTCTCTCCTGTGATGCCGTGCGCGGCTTCGATGGCGCGGGCAAACTGAAGCCTGCCAGCAACGCTATCAAGACAGTTCGCCGCCAATTCCCATACCCGCTCCTCCGTCAGCGGCTGGCGCTGTGTGTCGTGCGCTGTCTGATCCATCATCACTGTGCGAGCCAGTGCCTCACAGGTTTGGCACGGTGTTGGGTCTTTGTAGAGCGGCATCCAACGATCTGGATGGACATTCAAGTCAGCAGGTCGATGCCCCACAACAACGTCGTCAATCATCGTATGCATCCACGCCACAGGCTCCTGCTTCTCAGCCTCTGCGATGGCGGTGCGGAGAGCGGTGATGGCTTCTACATGCGAGATCACGGACTCGTTGTATGGTTTTGGATGCGCTTCTTCCAACGCCTCCAGCGCCTGCTTCATGGTTTCAATAGTCATCCCACAATCCTTCCACCAAAATCCTTGCGCATCTCGGCAATGAACTCATCACCGCTGGCGCAGGCAGCGGCGTTGGCCAGCAGCTCCTTGGAGCCGAACACGCCTTCTTGTTCAGGGTCTCCGTTGGCCACATTCGTGCCATTGATCTCATAAACAGCCGTCCACTCATCTGGCCCATCCTTGCGCTGCCAGGCCACCAGATCAGGATGTAGGACATGGCCTTCACAGCCCGTGCGCTGGGCATCCACAGGTATCACAGCATCCCACTTGGCGCAGTGCCACTCGCTGGCCTTGGTGGCCGTGCTATGCGCACAGGTGCGGCAGTTCACATGCTTGGTGGTCTTAGTGCTGTGACAGAACTCGTGCGCGGCGCAGAACTTGCAGTGATGCCAGCTCGGGTCGGTGCTGATGGGCGGCGGCATCCGATCATCTGTGGCCAGCCTATGGCCTCGCTGGATGTACTTCTCGGCCACCTCTTTGTCGTAGCGCACACGCTCGGTATGGATGTAGTCATCGTCCTTGCAGACGGCCAGGTAAAAGGCACGGTCAATCTTGGTGCCGTGCATATAGAGCTGCATCTGCACAAAGTGTTCTGGCTTGGACTTCTCGACTCCTTGTTTCACCAGGTCATCAAATGACTTCTTGCTGTGCGTCTTGAACTCGGCCACATGGCGCTTCTTGGGCGCTTCAGGCACTCCTGACTCGATGATGGCGTCTAGGCTGCCAGACACATGGCAACCCAGGTCAACACGGCTCTGTGCGCTGCCTGTGCTGCGCACATCCATGCCGATGGCTCGCAGATCACTGACAATGGTTTCCTCTTCCATCTGGCCCCTGCGAAACAGACGCAGGACTCGCCCAGGAAACTTGGGCTGCACAGCCCAGCGAAAGCTCAGCCACAGCCACCGATCACACACATGGCCGAGCTGGCTGCAGCCCATGTGCGGCCTGGGCACCTCGGCCTTGGCCTCATGTGCTTTGTCAATCAGCCCCTGGATGCTATGATTTGCTTCGGGTATCTTCATGGTTCCCGTCTCCTTCCTGTAGTTGCCACATTGCCCCAGGTTCCTCACGGTTCCTGGGGCTTTTTCTTGCTTACTTCTTCAGCCAGGGCGGTGCTGCCTTGGCCGGTGCTGCTTGGGCGGCAGGTGATGCTGCAGGTGCGGCTGGCTTAAACGCTGGCGCTGCTCCACCATTGATTGCCCGATAACCCTTGACATCATTGCTGGCCTCGTAGGTCTTGCCGGTCTTTTCATCCGTGCGTGCGGCACGAATTGCCAACTTGATGTTGACGCTGCTGCCGATCAACTGGTCGGTGTCCGTCACCTTCGACAAGCCAATCGCTCGCATGATGTCCCCAAGCTGCTGACGGCCAATCTCCTCGGCCTTAGCGTTGGCGTTCTTGATGTTCAAGTTCGAGAACACCACTCGCCCCTGGTGGCTTGGGCCAGTGATGTCCAGGCGAATCTTGATGTACTGGCCGGTGCCATCGTTGGTGTCCTTCAGCTCGGCCTGCGTGATGTTGGCGTTGTAGTTGCCCTCTGGCAGCGGTGCATAACTTCCACCGTTGCCTTGCGGCAGTTCGTTTGCGTCAAAAGTTTGTCCAAGAAAAGCCATGATGATTACTCCTTGATGGTGATTTTGAAAGATGGGCGGCCAGCCTTGGCCGTGATTGCGTCTGCCAGTGGGCGCGTGATGGTCTCGTCTGCAGCCTTCCAGAGTGCCATGTTGATCTCTGGCGTCCAACGGAACAGGCGTGCCAGATGCTCGGTCAGGCCATGCTCGGCGGCCAGCTCTTGCAGCTTGTCGCTGTCAACCTTGCGGTCAATGCGGCCAGCGATCTTGACCACAAAGCCTTCTGGCTCAGCAGTCTCGGTGCCCTCGAAGTTCTCAGCCAAGGCCAGCAACTTGACGATCTTGTCCTCAATCTTGCGGCGCTCAGTCGTGGCATTGCCTTCTTCGGCCTTGTAGCGCAGCCAGTCTGCGCTGAGTGTTTTCAGGTCAGCGTGCATCATGCTTTGCCCCCGATCTTGGCAATGACTGCGCTCAGGTCCGGTGCCTCCCAGGCATCCAGCTTGCCGCTGCGATCCTTGGCCAGCCAGAGGCCATCGCTGTCGCACATCAGCGCACGCTGGGTATTGCCATCGCCATCCTTCTCGACACGCAGGGCCAGCACCTCGTCGAAGAAGTAGGGCAGCGCCTGGCCGGTCTTATTGCCAGGCATCGATGGCGAGTACAGCACCCGTCCCATCTCGTCCTGCGTCTTCTCCAGCTTGGCGCTCATGTACACATGGCGGCCAGGCAGATCGCGGAATGCGCGGATGATGTCGGCCATCTGCTCCTGCATCGCACCGTAGGCTTGCCTGGGGTCTTTGGTGGCCTTCTTCTCGGTGTTCAGGCACACCTCAGCGATCTCGCTGATGCTGTCCAGTGCCACCGACTTGTAGGCCTTGGCCTCGTCGCTGCTGGTCAGCCAGGTATAAGCCTCCTGCAGCTCGGTCATCGAGGTGATCTCAATGAACGGCAGGTCGGCGTCCTGGATGGACAGCAGGCCACCTTCTGCCGACAGCACAATGGGGCTGGGCAGCGTCTTGATGAGGCTGGTCTTTCCAGCCCCTGCCTGGCCATAGACCAGGACTTTCACACCGTTGGCAGCCAGGCTGCCGGTGGTCTTCACGTTGATTGCCATGTTGGCTCTCCTTCTTGGTTGCTGCGCCTTTGGGTGATTCCGTTCGCGCAGTGGTTGCATCATAAACCGAAAATCGGGTATAGTGCAAGCACCCCCGCAAAAATATTTTTAGAGGTGCAACAAATGATGACTGTTGAGCAGATCAAGAAACGGCTTGAGGACGCCAACCTCAAGCGAGTGGCCGAGAATGCTGGCGTGCATCCAGCCACGGTCTACAGGTTTATGCAGGAGGATTCCAAGCCCCTGTACGAGACGGTCAAGGCGCTGTCGGATTATTTGACACGGCAGGAGGCGGCATTGCATGGCTGACCTCTCCAACATCCTTGGCGGTCCTTGGTCTCCACCACCTGAGAAGAGGGTTGACGATCCAGAGACACAGCTCCTCAATGCCATCCTTGATGCGGGGCTTGCAAAGCCAGAAAAGCCCATTGAGATCGATGGCAAGATGCATCGATTCAACAGTGGAACCAAGGGCAGCAAGGGTTACGATAAATCTGGATGGTACATTGCCTATCCCGATGGCGTTCCATCCGGACGCTTTGGTTGCTGGCGCATTGGCATCGATCATGTCTGGCGCTGTGATGTAGGACGCAGGCTCACAGCCATTGAGGAAATGGCCCATGCAAGGCGCGTTACTGAGGCCAAGGCAATGCGTGATGCGGCCTTGGAAAAGCAGCACGAAGTCGCAGCCAACACGGTTGAGACAATCTGGAGCCAAGCCCAGGCTGCACATCAAGACCATCCATACTTAGCACGCAAAGGCATCCAGCCCCACGGCGCACGTATCACAGGCGATGGCAGGCTGATCGTGCCCCTGTTTGACAAGGATGGCCAGCTTTGCACGCTGCAATACATCGACAATGAGAAGGGCAAGCTATACCATCCAGGCGGCGAGGCCGGTGGGAAATTCTGGATGGTAGGCTCACTGGATGAGCCTGGCGTGCTTTATGTGGCCGAAGGGTTTGCCACCGCAGCTACTATCCACGAAACAACCGGGCGGCCCTGCGTGGCTGCATTCAGTGCCAGCAGCTTGGTGCCAGTAACTGGCAGCCTGCGCGACATGTTTGGAATCGGCCAGGACATTGTGATCGTCGCAGACCATGACAAGCATGGCGTCGGACAAAAGTATGCCGACCAGGCCAGCGCGAAGTTCGGGGCCAGGGTGATTATCCCACCCATCGATGGCATGGACGCCAATGATTATGCACAAGCTGGGCACGATTTGGTAGGTCTTCTGGTACAGCAAACCGGCACAGCCGTGATCGACAAACTGCAGGTGGTGTTCGGTGACCAGCTCGGCACCGACTACGAGGCACCCGACGAGCTGGTCGAAGGCTTGATGACCATTGGCAGCTCGGTGGTTGTGTACGGCGACAGCAACTCAGGAAAAACCTTCTGGGCGCTATCAGTGGCAACGGCGATCGCTACCGGAGAGGACTGCTACGGCCGCAAGACCGATCCCGGACTGGTGGTCTATCTGGCCAGCGAGGCACCTGCCAGCATCCGTTCTCGTATGCAGGCCATAAAGAAATTTCACGGCTGCAGTCTGGAAAACTTGGCGATGGTGCCGGTCCCGATGAATTTTTATGTCGGAGACCAAGATGCCCACGATGTGATCGAGTTGGTTCGTGCCATTGAGGTGGCCAAGGGCAAGCCGGTGCGACTGATTATTGGCGACACGCTGGCCAGGATGAGCGCAGGAGCCAACGAGAACAGCGGCGAGGACATGGGGCCAGTCATGGCCAGATTCGACCAGGTGGCCACCGCCACGGGCGCTGCCATGATGATTATTCATCACAACGGAAAGGACGCTGCCAGAGGCGCTCGCGGCTGGTCAGGTATCCGTGCCCACATCGACACCGAGATCGAGGTCTCCGAAAAGGATGGCAGTCGGTCTGTAACGGTCACAAAGCAGCGCGAGCTGCCAAGCAAGGGCGAGACGATCTACTTCCGTCTGGAGGTGATCGAGATGGGGATCAGCAAATTTGGCTCACCTTCCACCACTTGCGTGGCCGTTCCAGATCAGGAAGCAAATGACACGAAACCCCACAAAAAACCCACAAAACACGATGAGAATGTGCGCACAGTTGAGCGTGCTTGGTGGGCATCAGGTGCCGAAGAGCGCGAGGGTTTTCCCTACGTCAGCAGGTCGGCAATGCGTGAACTGCTGGTCAAAGATGGGGCGACTGAGCGCACCGCCAAGAACAAAACCGAGGCATCCAGATCGGGTTCAATCATCGAGCAACTGCTCAATGCAGGCACTTTGGAGACCTTCGAACATGGCTGGATTTTCAGCAACAAGACCCAGGCGAGCACAATGCTCATGCAGAAAAATGCCCCCAAAAATCGCCCCTAATCGCCCCTCAGTGCCCCTGGGACGGTTAGGGGCGATAGGGGCAAAAGCCCAGAAAATCGCCCCTCCCCGCCCCTCACACCTATAGGTGAGGGGCAGAGGGGCACTGGGATGCGGGAAAATTGGGACAAAGTTATTCACAGGAAAGTAAGCAAGCACTAACATGACACAACCAATCGACAAACCCAACTTCGCAACCTGGGAGCGCGATAACCTCGTGCGCTTTTGCCATGACTGCTACGCTGCCCTGCTGGCCGAGCAGGAGGCCAACGAGCAGCTCAGGATTGATCTCAAGGATGCAATGAAGATGGCGCGGCAGCAAATTCTGAAGGACAATGCAGCATGACCACGAAAACACACAATCCAGCAGACAAGGTGGAACGCTGGGCCATCGAGAAGTTGGTTCCATACGCACGCAATGCACGCACCCACTCAGACGAGCAGATCAGCCAGCTCGCGGCCAGCATCAAAGAATGGGGTTGGACAACGCCAGTTCTAGTGGATGAGCAGGGCAGCATCATTGCCGGTCACGGGCGCACACTGGCCGCACAGCGCCTCCAAATGACCGAGGTGCCAGTCATGGTGGCCAAGGGCTGGTCAGAGGCCAAGAAACGCGCCTACGTGCTGGCTGACAACAAGCTGGCCATGAATGCTGGCTGGGACAACGAGATGCTGGCGCTTGAGCTGGGCGAGATTGGTGAGCTGGGCTTTGACCTTGACTTGACTGGTTTCACAGCCGAGGAGATCGCAGTCTTGATGCCTGAGCAAATCGAGCCTGGTCAAACTGACGAGGATGATGTGCCAGAGGTGCCAGAGCAGCCGGTCACTGTGCTTGGTGATGTTTGGATTTTGGGCAAGCACCGGCTCATGTGCGGTGACTCGACCAGCATCGATGCAATTGAGAAACTGACAGAAAAACAATCCATTGATATGGTGTTCACTGACCCACCTTATGGTGTGGCTGTTGTCAAAGATGGCATGGTTGGCGCTGATTTTGGTGTTGCAAAAAAAGGCAATTACAAACCGATCATTGGTGATGAGACAACAGACACGGCAATCGAGGCATACAACGCATGTGTATCTATTGGTGCAAAAAAGATCGTGCTGTGGGGTGGAAATTACTTTTCAAATAAGCTGCCACCATCATCATGTTGGCTTGTCTGGGATAAACGAGGCGACTCAGGCATCGTCAACACATTTGCAGACTGCGAGCTGGCATGGACAAACATGAACAGTCCGGCCAGAGTTCACAAACAACTTTGGAATGGAATGATCAGGGAAGGTGAAAAAGATAAACGAGTTCACCCTACACAGAAGCCAGTGGCATTGTGTGAATGGGGAATCACAAACTACACAGACAAAGACGCATCAATTCTTGATCTATTTCTTGGCTCTGGCAGCACATTGATGGCATGTGAAAAAACAAATCGCAAATGCTTTGGCATGGAGATGTCCCCAGACTATTGCGACGTCATCGTCAAGCGCTGGCAGGACTTCACAGGCAAAATCGCAATTCACGCAGAAACCGGACAACCTTTCGCGGAGGTTAAAAATGGCAACGAAAACTGAAAAACCCGTACTAAAAAAGCGCGGCCCTAATGGTGGTGCTCGTGAAGGCGCAGGCCGACCAGCCTTCGAGCCGACTGATGCAGAACGCAAACAGGTGGAAGCCCTTTCAGGCTATGGCCTGCCAATCGAGCAGATCGCAGTCCTGGTGCGTGATGGCATCCACGTCGATACCCTCCGCGCTCACTTTGCCAACGAGCTGGTCTCAGGCAAGGCCAAGGCCAATGGCCAGGTCGGGAAAACCCTATTTCAAAAGGTCATGGCAGGCGACACGACTGCAGCGATCTGGTGGAGCAAGACTCAAATGCGCTGGGCAGAAACCCAAAAGCATGAGGTGACCGGTGCTGATGGTGCGCCTTTGGAGTTCCGGGAAATTAAGCGCGTGATCGTCAAGACATGAGCGTTCTACAGCTTGCAACCCCCGAATGGGCACTGCCACTGCTGGAGGCCAGCCGTTACAAAGGCGCTTGGGGTGGCCGAGGCTCTGGCAAGTCCCACATGTTTGCCGAGCTGATGATCGAGGCCCACATCATGGATCAGAAACGGCGCTCGGTTTGCGTCCGTGAAATCCAGAAGTCCCTGAACCAGTCCGTTAAGCGCCTGCTGGAAACCAAAATCCAGGACATGAACGCTGGCGCTTATTTCGAGGTGCAGGATGTCGTCATCAAGTCCAAGAAGGCTGATGGCGCGATCATCTTCCAAGGTATGCAGAACCACACCGCTGACTCGATCAAGTCGCTGGAGGGCTATGACTGCGCCTGGGTGGAGGAGGCCCAGAGCCTGAGCCAGACCAGCCTTGACCTGCTGCGGCCAACGATCCGCAAGCCAGGCTCCGAGCTTTGGTTCACCTGGAACCCACGCGATCAGTCCGATCCGGTGGACTTCCTGCTGCGCGGCCCGACACCGCCCAAAGATGCCACCGTCCTGAAGGTCAACTTCACCGATAACCCTTGGTTCCCAGACGTTCTGCGCGATGAGATGGAGTACGACAAGCGGCGCGATCCCGACAAGTACAGCCATGTCTGGATGGGACAGTACCTGACCAACAGCAACAGCCGAGTGTTCAAGAACTGGCGCGTCGAGGACTTCGAGGCACCACCAGACGCCATTCACCGCCTCGGAGCTGACTGGGGATTTGCCGTCGATCCGACCACGCTGGTGCGCTGCCACATCATTGGCCGCACGCTTTACATCGACTACGAGGCCTACATGGTCGGCTGCGAGATCGTGAACACCCCCGAGCTGTTCATGACCGTGCCCGAGGCCGAGAAGTGGCCCATCGTGGCCGACTCGGCCAGGCCAGAGACCATCAGCCACATGAAAAAAAATGGGTTTCCCAAGATCATGACGGCAATCAAAGGCCCGAAGTCAGTCGAGGAAGGCATCGAGTTCCTGAAGAACTACGACATCGTTGTCCACCCACGCTGCATCCACACAATTGACGAGCTGACCCTTTACAGCTATAAGCAAGACCCATTGACCGGCAGAATATTGCCCGTGCTGGAGGATAAGAAAAACCACGTCATTGACGCCTTGAGGTATGCCTGCGAGGCCGTGCGGCGATCCAGCGCAGCCAGGCCCATTGCTTTTACCCCCATCGCCAATATGAAAAAGTGGTGAGACAATTGCACAAATTGAGGAATTAATCTATGGCCAGAATCTCA